CAAAACGTAATAGACCAATGCTTGCATCAACTAAAAAAGGTATTCAGAACTTCCTTACCAATTCTATTCTAGAAGTCCGACCAATGTCTATCGATAAACTTCAAGGTCGTCGAGATACATTATCCACCGTCGATGAGTTGTTTTCAGGAGACATAAGGCAAGATCCTGTAGAAGCGTTGGAACAGGGGGCGTCTAAAAATCTTGACAATTATTTGATTATTGTGACTTCATCGGAAGGTACAGTAAGAAATGGTATTGGTGATACAACAAAAATTACTCTTGCAAAGATTCTCAAGGGAGAGATAGAAGATCTCCATACTTCAATCTGGTGGTACAAACTTGATGATGTAAAGGAAGTTGGCAATCCAGAGATGTGGTTAAAAGCCAATCCAAACATTGGAAAGACTGTTACCTATGAAACCTATCAGCAAGAAGTTGAAAAAGCCGAAAGAGATCCTTCTCTGCGCAATGATATTCTTGCAAAAAGGTTTGGTATTCCTTGTGAAGGCTTTACTTATTTCTTTACTTACGAAGAAACAAAGCCGTTTAAGAAACAGAACTACGATGGTATGGTTTGCAGTTTAGGTGCAGATCTTTCACAAGGTGGAGACTTTTGTTCCTTTGTATTCTTCTTCCCATTACAAGATGGATCGTTTGGTATTAAAACTCTGAATTTCATTTCTGAATACACTTACTCACAATTACCAGCAGCAATGTCAATTAAATATGATGACTTCATTGCTGAAGGAACACTCATTGTAATGAATGGAACAATTCTAAACATTGATGACGTCTACGATCTAGTAGATCAGCATATATTACAGCATGACTATGATATACGCTCGTTTGGTTATGACCCATACAATGCTAAAGAGTTTGTTTCGCGATGGATTACTGAGAATTCTGAGTTTGGTGTTGAAAAAGTAATTCAGGGTGCAAAAACTGAATCTGTTCCATTGACAGAATTAAAGAAACTATCGGAGCAAAGGAAACTTATTTTCGATGAATCTTTATATTCTTACACAATGGGTAACTGTATTGTGATTCAAGATACGAACGGAAATAAAAAACTAATGAAGAAAAGCTATGAAGCAAAAATTGATGCTGTAGCAGCTTCTATGGATGCATATATAGCATACAAGCTAAATAAAGATTCTTTTGAATAAGGAGCGAACGATGAAAATTAAATTTGGTAATAGCGGTAAGTTATTCGATTTAATCGGTTCCGTTATGACAGATTCTGTTCAGGGGTTGTTTATTACATTACCCTCTTCATCTGTAAAATTTGATGATTTATCTTCAGATCTGGCGACTTACAATGGTGACATTTACCTCTACAATAACGAAAGTGCTTCCATTGGTGAATACCACGGTTATGAAGATAAGCCAACAGTAAGAGCTGAATCTGCTGAAGAAGGAATGGTCTTCAAGTTATATTTGCAGAAAATTAAACTTCAGGACATTGACTCTATTAATGACTCTCTGCAGTCGTTGAAGACAAATGCAACAAAAATGTCAGAAGATATCCAGACAAATAAAAACGATGTCGCGTCTGCTCTCGATGCAATTGCTTCTCTATTTGAAGCAACGGCAGCAACTACAGATACAACTACTCCGGAGGTAACAAATGGCTGATTATTCTGCAATGGTTAAAGTATATGTAATACTGATTCGAATGGGACGTAGAACAATTGCTTCCGTACCAGCCATTATTCGTCCGCAGGTTGAAGAAGCACTTAAGCACGAATAATGTATGTATTTCTAATTCTTGAAGGAGGATAAATAATGAGCTCACAAATTAGTGGGACTACCATTTCTCTAACAAGAGGAGACACATTACTCTTAACAATCAAGTTAACGAAAGATGGTAAACCATATACTCCTCAAGATGGAGATAAAATTCGATTTGCTTTGAAGAAAAAATATACCGACGATGAAGTATTAATTCTTAAGCAAATTCCAATAGATTCTATGACTTTGCGTATCGATCCAGAAGATACTAAAAATCTTAATTTTGGAACATACGTGTATGATGTGGAGTTAACAACAAAAGATGGATTTGTAGACACATTCATTACTCCTTCCTCGTTCAAAATAACTGAGGAGGTGTACTAATGCCTCAATCAGTTTCTTTGGAAAATAAGGAAACAATTACTGGCAAATTGCAATCATCGCAAGAGCTAGCAAGTGATTTACATTCAAATCTAAATATTGAAGAATCGTTGTACATTCCGCGTATCATAGATTCTACTTGTGTATTTTATGGAACGACAGAACATTGGAATAGTATGGACATCGTTCCGCGTGAAGGTACTATTTACATTTATAGCGATTACGATAAAGAAGGTAATACTTTCATTCCAGCCTTTAAGATTGGTGATGGCGACAGTCATTTAATTGATCTTCCATTTGCAACATCTAAAAAGAGTGTTTATTACTTCTCGACAGAAGAATGGAAAACAAAAGAAAACGCCATTTCTGCTAAAGGCTGTTTATATATTTATTCAGATTATTTTCACAAAGATTCTGGTGACATAATGCCTGGAATTAAAGTTGGAGACGGATCGACATACATTGTTGATCTGCCTTTTTTATTTGAAGATACTTTGAATGAAATTAAATCGCATATTGCTAATAAAGAAATACACATCACATCAGAAGAACGACAGGATTGGAACAGTAAAGTAACAGTATCACTGAATAATAATACTTTACGTCTTTCAATTTAATAAAAGGAGATCACCATATGGCAGCGTTTATGCAACGTATTCGTTCCGGATGGAACGCTTTTCTCGGACGAGATCCGACGGGACAAACAGCATTCTATGGAGAAATAGTTAATGGATCAAGCTATCGACCTGATATTTTAAGATATTCTAGAGGAACTGAAAGAACAGTCGTAGCTAAAGTCTATAATAAAATTTCTGTTAGCGTCGCGTCTATTGAATTTGTGCATGCAAGATTAGATGAAGAAGGACAGTATTCCGAGACAATGCAATCTGGATTAAATAACTGTCTGACTTTAGAAGCAAATATAGACCAAACCGGTCGAGCTTTTATTCAAGATCTTGTAGAGTCCATGTTTGATGAAGGCGTTATTGCTGTCGTTCCTACTGATACAGATTTTGACCCAACTACAGAAAGCGAAAAATTTGACGTTTTAGAACTTCGAGTTGGCAAGATTCTGATGTGGTATCCGTCTGAGGTTCTTGTTCATTTGTATAACGAGAGAACCGGTCGTTTCGAAGATGTGAAATTGCCTAAATCGGCAGTTGGCATTATTGCAAATCCATTCTATTCAATTATGAATGAACCAAATTCCACGCTGCAAAGATTGGTTCGCACAATTAATAACTTGGAGCGAATGAATACCAACACATCAAGTGGAAAATTGAATTTGCTGATTGGTTTACCTTATACCATACATTCGGAAAGGAGACGCCAAGAAGCTGAGCTAAGACGTAAAGATATTGAAACGCAGCTATCTTCATCAAAGTATGGTGTTGCTTATGCAGACGCAGCAGAGCACATCACACAGTTAAATCGTCCACTTGAAAATAATTTGTGGGAACAGGTCAAAGACTTAACAGCTGAGTTATATAACGAACTTGGATTAACGCAAGCTGTTATAGATGGAACTGCCGATGAAGCAGCAATGATTAATTTCTATAACACAACGATCACGCCTATCTGTAATGCTATTTGTGATGAGTTTAAAAGGAAATTCTTATCCAAAACAGCTCGTGCACAAAAGCAGTCGATTGTGTATTTTAGAGATCCATTTAAGTTAGTTCCTGTTAGTCAGCTTGCTGATATTGCTGATAAGTTCAGAAGAAATGAAATTATGTCGTCGAATGAACTTAGAGCAGAAATTGGTAAGAAGCCTTCGAAAGCAGAGAATGCAGATGAGCTTCGTAATCCAAATTTAAATCAAGCGAAAGACGGATCTGACCAAGATGCCCAGACAAAAACTGATGATGCGACGAATAAAATTTTATCAAGTTTAAACAATGTAAGTGAAGGAGATGCTCAAAATGGCTAATTACGATTTTGCTGGTTGGGCAACAAAGAATGACATCCTTTGCTCCGACGGAAGAACAATTAGAAGAGATGCTTTTGCCGACCAGGATGGGACTCGGGTTCCGCTTGTTTGGAACCATATGCATGATTCGGTAGATGAAGTACTTGGTCATGCAGATCTTGAAAATCGTCCGGAAGGTGTCTATGCCTATTGCTCATTCAATAATACAGAAAGTGGAAAACGTGCAAAAGAAGTTGTTAAACACAATGACATTTGTGCGTTGTCTATTTATGCAAATCATTTGATTCAGCGAGGCGGAGATGTTGTTCATGGAATGATTAGGGAAGTCTCTCTTGTTCATGCCGGAGCAAATAAAGGAGCCATTATTGATTCTGTAATGGCTCATGGCGATATGAGTGATGATGAAGCTGTTATTTCCTTCGTTGGATATGGCGACCTTGAAATCTATCATTCAGATGAAGAAGGAGAAGAAATGAATAGTAATTCCAATACCAATACAGAAGAAACTGTAAAAGATGTTTATGACACTCTTACAGATAAACAGAAAAAAGCAGTTGCAATTCTTGTTGGTCAGATTCTTGAGGAAGAAAAGAAAAAGAAGAACGCTTCTGATGAGGAAACAGAAGACGAAAGTAAGGAATCTGTGAAGCATTCCGATTCTGATTCTTTAAAAGATGAACTTAACAATAAATCTAAACCGGATGATGAAAATGATTCCGAAGAAACTGTAAAAGATGTTTATGACACTCTTACAGATAAACAGAAGAAAGTTGTTGACTTTCTTATTGCTCAGGCAATTGCTGATGCTAAAAAATCTAATAATAAAGGAGAAAAATCTATGAAGCACAATGTATTTGATGGCGATACCGAGCGTGATACATATCTTTCCCACGGCGATCAGGCTGAAATCCTTGAGAACGCTAAGGACCCGACGGTTGGCACGTTTAAGAACGCAATGAAGATGTATGCAAATGAACACGATCTTGATCTGGCGCATGCTGACATCGCTCCGTCTAGTGGATTCCCGGCTGGCACTGTTGAGAAGCTGTTCCCTGATTACAAGGAGTTAAATCCTGGTGCTCCTGAGCTTGTTACTAACGACCAGGGATGGGTAAACCGTGTTATTAATGGCGTAACGAAGTCCCCTATTGCTCGAGTTAGAACAACGCAGGTTGATATTCGTGAT